TCCCCATTGTAGAATTAGACCATTACTAAATTTAACCCAACCATTTTGTGTTAAGCTACCACCAACAATACCACCAAGTGTACCATCATTTTTAAATTGATTGATGAGGTTTCTAACAAATTCAGTTGTAGCTATTTTTGTACTATTATCGCTTGTTGCAGGTGTAGGTGATGTCGGAGTGCCACTAAATGCCGGGCTTGCTTTTGGTGCCTTATTATCGTTTAAACTTTTTATGCTTGTTGGTGAGTTTTCAGCATAAGTACCTGTTCCTTGAATTTGTTTAAATTTTGTACAAAAGGAATTGAGTATTTCTGAAATATTTCCTACTGTTAAAATTTCAGCATTTGAATTTAATGTTAAATCTTCTGTTTTATAAAGATATCCTGTAATATCTTTACCATTTTTATCTTGAGTAGCTCTTGTAGAATTTCCTACATTATTAATAGTAACAGTAGATGTTATCCCATTTCCTTTTGTTAGAGTTAATGTAGCATTAGAAGCCGTAATACTTTTTATATATGTTGTATTTATTGCTTGACCTTGACTATCTTGAGTAGCTTTAGTTGCTCCAGCAACAGTATCTGAAGTAATTGCTACTTTAACCCAACCACTCCAAGCTTCAGTATTAACTCTCTGTCTAATCCATATTCTACCATCTGTTGGTAATGCCATTTGAACTAAATAAGTTCCACCTGTACCACTACCACCGTTATAATTATTATTAAATACTAATAATGTACCCCAACTTGTACCAGTCCAAGCATTACTTAAATTTCCACTAAAACGATAAATACCTTCAACTGTACAAACATTCATATCATTTTGAGTAGTTTGATTACGTTTTAAATAACTACTATCATGATTGTGAGCAGACGGCGCAAATGTTGATGGTTTTCCTGTGATTAAATTCCATGCAAGGCTTTTCCAGACGCCGTCTCCTGTAAAAATAGATGTTGCACTACCATCTCTTTTGGGCATTAGTCCATTTGCCGTTGTTGATACAACTGCTGTACTTGCTTTGCCGTTCCATGTAGTTTTTTCTGTATCTGTTACAAAACGGTGGGTCGTGTCCTGAGTAATCATACTTGCAGGGTGCGTGCTTGGGTGTATATAATTATTAGCTCCAGCAGCAATTCCATCTAATTTTTTCTTTAGTTCTGGGGTCATATAACCTTTTAAACTATCTGTAACCACTCGCCAATCTTGAGCATTTACTACATTTTGCAATGTATCATGCCATTGTTTAAGTAGCTTATCGTTACTTACAAGTACTCCTAATATTAAATTCATGGTCGAATAAAGTACTGGGTCTTTTTGTATTAGTTGTGGAACTTCCAAAAAGAAATCATTATCATTAGGTATTGGTTCCTTTGGTCTTTTAAATCCATTTATCTCACTTGGCATTAATAAGCTAAATTCTTTTTTTAATTCTTCACTATTCATCTAACCACCTCAAAACTCTACAGTCCATTTAAATATTGCTCCACTTTCAGCATCTACACCTTTACTTGTTAAGAGTCGCATTTTAGCAGCAGTTTGTTCTTCTTCATCTATCAAAGCTACTTCATTTATTGCACCAGTATACTCACCAGCTTCAATTTCTGCTTCAAAACAAACAGAAGTTTCAACCGGATAAGTTACAGAAGTAATATCTTTAGTTAAAACAACATTATTAAGTGAACCATTGTCTGTTGGTGGTGCAGGATTTCCTTGCTCGTCTGTTTCCCCTGCTATACCAAAAGCCATTTTTACAATTTTACTTATTCTCCCTGTTGTTCCTATAGCTTGTGCAAATGCCGCTCTGTAATCAGTCGTAGTTTTCTTATTGGACTGCAAGAAGGTATCTGTATTAAAATCTGCCAGCGGTGCCGGTTCACCGTTTATTGCCAATGTTTGTTTCGGATTAATATTTTGTGTATCGCTCATAATTTTTCAAACGTTCCTTTCTTCATGTTTCCATTTTTATCTATACTGTAGCAGGTACATAAATTTTCCATCTGTGTATTTTGCAAGGTGTAATCGCCGCTCCATGCGTGGCTGCCGTCCCAACAAAAAGAGCCGTCCCATAGGTTTTTTGCGTTCCCTGTGGTTCGGCTCTGCATAGCATTAATTTTACCTGTATTTAATGCCCTGTGTTCAATGTTTTGTTTTAAGTCTATATCTACATTATAAATACTGCCTGCTTTATGGCTTGTTAAAAGTCTGTGCTTAGATGTTATTTTATACGTTATATCTGCGCTTTGTCCTGTCTTAAAGGTCTGTGCAGAATTAACTTTAGTTAAAATATCTATAACATGGGACTGCCTTTCTTTGTATTTTGCATTCGGTTTTAAGCCACTCCAGTCGATACTGCCGTCCCAGCACCAGACACCGTCCCAATAAGTTTTTTCTGCCGTGCCCAAATTCCAGAAATTATGGTTGGCGTTTACATATTGGGTAATGTTTGCTTTATGGCTTGTTAAAATCTGGCTTATAATCCTGATTACTACAGCAAATCCCAAATGCGCCGGTTTGTATGTATTAACGGCTTCCAGTAATTCTTTCCATTTTATTTCATCATCACCGCTGATACATAATTCAAACCAGTATTCAGGATTATGCTGGATTATATAGCCGGATTTATCTTCACAAAACATATTTATTAGGTTATTCATAAATGTTTCAGATACGGTATTTAATCCTTGCAGTTTCAGTAGTATCTGTATTCGTCTATCTTCTATGCTTGCATTTTCTTTTACGGATAAATCAAGTACACGTTCCCAGTCGGATAGTCCCCATGTTGCTGTTTCAACAAAAAGCTGATTTTTTACATCTAAAATATCAAGCCTCAGTTTTTCATGTTCATCATCGCTTATCAGTGCTGTATTTTTTAAATCGTTATCGGTTGGCAAGAATTTTGGCAGATGCTTTAATGTTTTTACAGGTGTACGTCTAAGTAGATACAACATTAAAATCCACCTCATTTTCTAAAATCGGGAGCTGTTCTTCTGTTAGCGGTATGTTTTTTGCCTCACCGTTTAAAGTCAGACTGTCGTAATCAATAACGCCGCTACACTCTAAAAGCGTTTTACCGATATGCGCAATAGATACATATCCGCGATTAAAGCCTATTTCTTTAAAATACGTATCAACCTTTTCTTTGAATTCATCTTCATTTACGCTGCCATAAATATTAGCGGTCACTTTTATATTTACGGGAGTAGCAGATACTACAGTCAAATCCGCTCCTATCGGTTTTTCTTCTTCAAGATATTCGCGGACCTTGTTCAATAGCGTTTCATCGGCGACGTTTAAATTGGCGTCGATTATTACTACTTTCACCGTACCGTTACCTTTCCAAAGAGGAATACAGCGTGCGTCGCCTACACCTTCAATTTCACGTGCCCATAATTCGTAGTTATTTTTATTACCGCTTGTTGCTGGATTTCTGACTTTAAACAGATATCTGTCGAGTAGTTCAGCGTCTGTTTCCTCATCATAACCACCTGTTGTCAGTGCGTCATTTATTACGTTATTTATGCCGGGAATGGATACGGAAATAACTTTTATTGTTTCGGCGTCCACGTTGCCGATGTTTCCAGCTGTAATGGCTTCGATTTGTATCTGCCCTGTATCTTTTATATCCGTATTTTCTGTAGCAGTAAATTGGATGCCGCTTTCCGTTGCAAAAGTAGCCCCTGCGTAAATCGTGCCGGTGCCTTTTACAGTCAAAACACCTATAGCTTTGGTGGCTTCTTTACGGATAACGCCGTACTGTTTGGCTATCATGGTCAGATATTCGCCGTGTGATGTATCTGCAAAGGCGACTTTGTTTAGTTCTTCGAGTTCAACTTCAACCTTGGCAAATTCAATCGAGTTGCTGGCTAGTGCATCGTACTGAAACGTACCTTCAAACAGTCCTGTCTTTGCTTTGGAACTATTAATCATTTCCTGTAATATGTCTTTTTGTTCTCTTGCCTTATACATTAATCACCAGCTCCCCGTAGATTGTAGTTAAATCAATTTCACAGTTTAATTCTGTTTTTTCCCGATTTATCGTTATGGAATTTATAGATTTTATATACGGATTTACCATTAAGCATTCGATTATGGCACGCTTAAATTCAGAAATCCGCTCGCCGACGGTCATGACTTTGCCAATGAATTTTTTAAGCTCAATTCCGTACTGCCAGCTATACGCCGTATATCTGAAACGCTCTGTTTTAAGTGCTTTGTAAATCCATACTTTTACAGCCTCATTACCTTCAACCAATACATGATTTCCAGCATTATCATAAATGAACTTGTCTGTGTCGAAATTCCATGCGTATTCTCGATACAGTGGCAGTTCTTCTTCTGTAACAGCAGTGTTTGTTCCGGTAAATGGAAATTCATCACTCAAGTTTTACCACCTCTTCATTTATAATATAAAGTTGCCCTTCTGCGCCTTCGCACGGCAGGATACTAACCCAATCCCCGACTTTCAGAGTATCGGTATAAATAAAACTTTCAGTGTAATCATTATCGATATCGTGATTGTGGCTTTCATATGCACTGTCTCCGCTGCCGCCCGATTTATTTTGCGTTGCCGAAACTAAATGACCTCGTGCCGCTCTTTCATAGCCAACAAGCAACCGCTTAGATATATAGGCATTTTCAGGTGTTAACTCAATATTATTTGCTTTAATAACAAAATTAGGTGGAGGTTTTTTTACAATACCTATAAAAGCACTGCGTGGAACATAAGATTGTGCAACGCTATGCATTATATCAACTATTTTTTCAACACTTGACTCTGCACTAGGAATTTGTGCCATTAAATCACCTACTTTTTAGTTTTTTCTTGCGGAGCTTTTTCCTCATTCATCATGTTTTCAAATTCAAGCTCGATTTTCATCATGTGATTACCGTTTTGGAATGTGTGTACGTCAGATTTAACCCAGAATTTACCGGCGTTTAGACTGTCTCTTATCTCTATAGAATAAGAAGATTTCACTCGATAGTCTCCGATGAGCGTAAGAGAACCGCTTCTGTCAGGTCCTTTTAGCATTGCTTCGACCTCTTTGTTGGTATCTTTGTTCGGGTCAGTTTTATAAACGTCCTGTATCATAGAGTATTTGTTAATCCATTCATCATTACGCTTATACCCAGTCATATTGCCCTGCTGGTCGGTAATCATTATCTGATTTATCATGTTTTCAATGCTTTCCTTATAGGTGCTCTCTGTCATATTGCTACGGCTGTCGGCAACATAATTTTCGATTAACGTACCTTTTAGGATGATATCTAGTTGGTCGTTATTCATAATCGGGTGGTATTTTTCGCCCGTCTTTTTACTTGCTTCCGTATAAGCCATCATGATTATTTGATATCCTGTTTTACGATCCGCAATAAAACTTACAGGGATACCTGTTTTTACTAAATTACCAACTTTTATACCAAGTTCCTTACATATTGCTGTTGTAATATCTTCAGCAGTTATATTTACAAATTTTTTAGTTGTTTTAGATTTACTTAAAATAAAAAGATTATCAAAAGCCGTAATCCGCACATTGGAATTCTGCCGATTTTTCTCTACATCAAATACATTACCGCGAAAGACGATATTATTTTCCTCATCATAGCCGAATACGGTTTCACCATTATTTATGACAAGCACTGGAACATTCGGGTCGCGGTCGTCCTGTACGTAGTCAAATACAAGTTTTCTCGCCACCTGCATACGGCTGCCACTCCATGTTATTTTTTTTACTAAAGTGGATATATCTTTGCCTTTATGAAATATCTTCATTTCAAGTTCTTCCTTAAATTTAGCTTTGTTACATTATTTATGGCCAGATTTTTTAAATCATTTGATTGCACAATATTTCTCCAATGACTGTAATCACCGTATACTTTTTTGGAAGCGTCTAAAATATCATCTGCTTTATCAACCCACCTTTCAGGATTTTCCGGCTCGTCAGTACGCTGTTTCAATCCCGTTGTTTCGTCAATCTGTTTATCATTATTGGCAGACGGCGTATTAAGTTCCTTATATTCAACAAAAGATAATTTATAATAGATATCCCTTGTGCCGTCCTGTTCACGGTAGGTGAATTCCCGAAGCCCCATCATCAAGTTTACAGGGCTGTCGGTTATTATTACCCTTATCGGCTTTTTAGCTTCTTTCCACTTTGTGAGTAGTTCCACGCATTCAATCGGATTTTTAATATCTCCCACGATAAACGGATAATCATGTTTCGGATGCGGGAAAAAGCCGGAAAAACTAAGCCGTTTAAGTTTTGCATTGCCAAATAGCATAGCTTCACCAAAATCAAGGATATCTATTGTTTCATTATTTTGTGCTGTTTTTATTTCGTAACTGCGGGGAGTAACAGGAATAGTGAATTTTTCATTGTCTGAACTTAATATTATTTGCCGTTTGGCAGCAGTTTCATTCCCTAATGCCAAAGATAATAAATTTACTACGCTGTAAGCTTTATTCATAAAACTGTCAAGGCTCATTAATATGCACCTCCAAAGTTTGCATTAACTTGCCGCATAAGAGACATCAGTCTATAAGCGATTTCATCGATATCCTGCTCATTACGAACAATAAAAGTATTGCCGGTAATTGTTACATTGCCGCCGCTAACATTAGATGTATTTTCGGCAAATTCATGCTGAATAATACGTTCCGTTGTCTGTGCCGGATATATGCGACTGCCGGTCGGAAGGTCAACAATTTCGCCGCCGCGTTCATTTATCTCGGTAAGACCGCCTGTCCAGTTCATTGTACCTGTAGCATTATGACCGATACCGCCATCAACAAAACTGAGTACGCTTTGAACAGGAGACGGTGCAGAATTTTTAAGTTCAATATATTTTTGTCTAATCGGTCCAAAAACATTTGCTTCAAACCAGTTGACTACACCTGCCCATGCACTTTGTATAGTGGCAATTGCACTATTTATGCCGGCGGCAATTCCTGCACCTGCACTTTGTGCCAAACTCTGTAGCGGATTATATATATTGCCGGTGAACCAGCTTACGGCTTCGCTCCACTTACTTTGAATATTTTCCCATGCATTTGCGGCAGACTGCCAAATGCTGTTCCACATTTCTATATTTGCCTGTGTCTGTATTTGTGCATTTTGTACCTGCATCTGCCCTGCCGTATTAGTTGTATCGGTAATACCGTTCCAGATTTCCGTTGCAAAGTCTTTAAGCCCTGAAAACGCCTGTTTTTGCCCTTCAACCTGTATTTGATTACTTTCAAGTTGCATTTGTCCGGCAATGTTAACATTGTCAGTGATTTCACCCCAAATACCGGAAACAAAATCTCGAAAACCTGAATACATTTGTTGCTGGCTGTTCATTTGCGCCTGAGCGAATTGCAGTTGAGCCTGTCCGCTTTGTTCTGCAATATTATTAAATGAAGTACTTACTCCGTCATACTGCATTTGCGATATATTCATATTTGTTGCAGCTGACATGTTTTGAGCTTGTCCCCATGAACTGTCATTGATGCGTTTTATAATATTGTTATCCGCAGAAAAATCGAAAAGTCTTGAAATACTGTCGGCAAATTGACTGCCTAAAATACTGCCGCCAATACCACCGATAGCACCGCCGATAATTGCACCGGCTCCCGTACCGATACCAGGGAGAACGGAACCGATTGCAGCACCTGTTGCTCCGCCAAGTTTTGCACCTGCCCAGCCGCCTGCAAGACCTCCGCCGGCTCGTGCAACGGCAGCGCCTTTTTCTCCCTCGTCGGCACTGTATATATCATACGCGGCAAAAGGAACGGTAAGGGCAATATTGGCTTTATTTATACCACCACCATAATTCCAGCCTGTTTTTATTGCATCTTTTGTATTACTCCAGATAGTAGGTTTTGCAGGCGGGGTTTTCGGTTTATCCGTAGGTGGCGCACTGGGCTCATTTGGTACTATCGGCGGCGTTTCACCCGGTTGATTTTTACCGTTTACGTAAACATTTTGGGCATTTAGAATAACATCTTTTACAGTCTGTCCAGGGAGATTCGTCGGCAGATTATTAGGTACTGAACCCGGCAAATCTTTAGGAATACCTTTGGCAATATCAATCAGATTTTTAACACTTTGTACGGATTTAGCAACGATATTATAAAATTTCTTTGCTCCGGCAATAAGTCCGATAAACAAACCTGCACCGGCGGCAACTGAACCCATGCCGTCCATCT